GATTTTGTATAGCCTGCTTAAGATCAAAGTTCTCTACGAGGGATTCACCTATCTCTGCTAATGACCGTGTAACATCATCTCTTAAAGTAGAGAATAGTCCGTGCAGGGTTTGTGATTGTTTCTTCATACCATCAGCAAATTGCCCCCCTTCTGATGTAGCCTGTCTGAATGCTCTTTGTAATATGTCAAAGCTAATCTCACCCTGAGAGGCTAGGTCAAATATCTCATCTTTAGCTACTCCCATTGTATCAGCAAGCATTGACAGTGCAGGTACACCTTGATTAACAAGCTGTCTGATATCCTTACTCATCAGGACTCCCTCTGCTGAGGATTGACCAAACGCTGTCGCTATGCTTTGAAGGTCTCCACCAGTCACAGCAGATACATCACCAAGCATCTTAATAGACTCAGTAGCATCTTCAGCAGTCATATCAAACCCCTGTAAGGTCTGTTGTGCTTTAGCTAAGTCTTGTAGCTGGAATGGCGTACCGGCTGAAAGGTTTTTTAGGTCCTCAAATATCTTTGATCCTTTCTCTGCTGACCGGTTTAAAATAGATAAGCTTTGTTCCAGTCGTTCAAAGTCGGCAGATGCTTTTATGGCTGAGCCTGCTACAGCTACAATAGGTACAGACAAACTCCTTGTCATAGATGAACCTATCCTGTCCATATTCCTGCCAAACTTCTTCATCTTCTTCTGGGCCTTATTAAGACCCTTCTCAAAGTTCTCTAAGTTTGCGCCTATTATAAATGAAACCCTACGTTCTGTGGCCATACTCTCTCCGGCTAAATACAGGTATAGCCCCACTACTTTTACATAGTGAGGCTATATTTACCTGTCTCTCTCTTGATTCATATTTTTGTTCTTCTCTTCACTAACCATATCCAGTGACTGCTTTATTTTGTCGTAGGAGATGAACTTGGAACCTTTCTCTCTAAGTCTACTCTGGTTGATCTCCCACGGGAATTTACGGGTGGATATGTGTTTACTAAGCTTACCGCTTAACCCTGCACTTATGTTTGAAGCGTTAAACCTAAAAGCTGAAAACAATAGCTTTTTCTCTACGTCTAACTTTTTCTCCAAGTATTCATACTTCCCTGCCAATCCATTAAAAAATTGCCTCGGAGTCATATCCAGTACTTCTTCAGCACTAAGACCAAGAACTCCTATACCTAACTGGTATATTCTGTCCTTGGTGAGAGGCTCAGGGTCTGCCTCTACTTCTTTACCGCGTTTCCCTCCTGATCATTAAAGGACTTGATTACATTAGACTCTGTAAAGAGCTCTTGTAGGGTTACAAATAAGGTAGGGTCTTCATCCAATGCATCTTCTATGTCTTCAGCAGACAGAGGGTCACCATCAAAGGAATCATCCTTATATGCTCCCTTCTTGAATGCTTGTTCATATAATTCCAACATTGAGTCAAAGTCCACCGACATCTGGTTATCTGCTTCCTGTATTGAGGTCATGTTGCCTCCATCCATAAAACTAAACACAGCTCTAAAGCTGAATAACAGTGGATATTGTTTGTCGTTGATCGTTACTTGCTGAATCATTTCCTCGTGTTTAATAGTTAGTATTGTCTTACGCAGTCACTGTACGTGTAAGCGCTCCGGTACCTTGAAATTCCCAGGAGCTTTCTACAGCATCATCAGAACCTGAATTGTCTACGGTAAAGCTTGTAACAAGTACATTTCCACTGTATAGGACATCACCTGTTTCAGGTGTTTCTGGTCCGAGTTCAATAGTACCTTCTGAGCCGCTATCAATGAAGTCAGAAGTAATAGTGCTTTGCTCAGCATCTCCTGCATCTTCAACTCTGTTGGCTGTGAGTGATATTGTCCAAGACTTGCGACCTCGCAAAAACTCATTCCATTCTCCTGAATCGATGTCTGAAACATCAATTACTTCACCATCGACACTCAAGCTGAAAGAAATTACTCGACCTGCATTAGTACCACCGTACTTAAACAGTAGTTCTCTACCTTTCTTTATGTCTGTCTTGTCTGCCATTGTTCTTCTCTCTTTTTAATTGTTGTTCTTATTTATAATCTCTTTGATCTGTTATTATGTATGTCAAGGAAATGATCTCTGCTAAAATTAGTTCCTTTCGGAGTACATGCTGAAAGTCTCTAAAGGTAGGAATGGTCTTATGAGGCAAGACTCTTAGAATTGGTTCTCGGGACTCGTTTTTACTCTTTGAATCTGACTTTAATCTCGATGCTATCGGTGTAGAGTTTCTCATCTTCTATAAAATCATCATTACCCACTTCTTCTACAGTCACATACTCAATCACTCTACCTGCATAGGTTCCGGAGATCCCTGATAGGTTATCTTCAATGAGTTCGATGATATGCTGAACTTTACCATACGTCATAGCATAGATGTGTAAGTCAAAGCTCTGGTCCACCATTGCTATCCCATCTTGATCATATGGTCTTGATGATGAAACCTTTCTGTAAGTGAGTGCAGGGACACCTTCTCCTTGTGCCCTGATTATAGGTGTTACTCTGTCTCCCAGTTCATCTGTCAGAGCTGTGACACTCGTTATAATTGTATATAGTGCGCTATCCATTAGCTGATCTCTCTATTTTCTTGATTATTGTGTTAATGGTACTCTGCTCCAGTTCTTTCACGTTGGAGTCCCAAGACTGTCTCAACCAAGCATACTTCCTCTTAGGGACTCTACCTGTTGATACCCTGCCTGTCACAAGTCCCATACTCTTAGTTTTCCTGTACCTCTCCACAGTACCATACTCCAGTATCCCTGCCAGTCCAAAGCTTGAAATATTAGGGAAGAGTGATGTATTATTTTTCACCACTCCAACCTTAAAAAGAGGTGTTTTACTTTTAGCTGTAGTAGCTCCAATAACACTTCTGAGCCTGCTGGAAGGGCTCATTATTTTCATTTCATTCTGCATAGGCTTAGACTTTCTCCTTAGGGTAGCTTTGAGGTACTTGTTGTCAATAGACTCCTCTAAGTCCTTGAGCAGGTCCACCGCATCAAGTAAGTCCTTACCATCGATTTCAGCTCTTATTCCTAATTTTTTAGCCATCAGTCTCTTTAGGCTCCATAAGCCCCAGTAATTCTTTATACGTATCAATAGTCTTGCTACCTATACCATCAAGAGTTGCTACATACCCAAGAGAAGGTTTGAGCCTCTTCTCAGTGTATATTCCGTTGTTGAATAGTATCTTTCTATTGGGATACTCCTTACCAAGGAAAGGATCGAACTCTTCTTTAGTTTGAGGGTCGTAGCCTACTGCATCTCCGGAGTCTATATGCTTAAAAGCATTCATAGGTGCCATCTTCACATACCCACCTTCAATAAAGCGGATATCATCTGGTTGCCGTTTGAAAAGTATTGTAATTGTTTCCATCATCTTATTTTTGGTTATAAAAAGATTTTTATTATTAATTGAAAGACCAATGCTGACGCACCACCTACTAATGAGACTACCCAGTATATCCTGTCAAGCTTAGTTGAATTACTCTCCGCTAACTGTTCTGTTTTTATGCATCTATCTACAAATCCTTTTGAGCCCATTTCATCGTCTCCGAGTAAAGCACTCTCCATTCTTCTAATTCTCTTGTATAAATCTTTTAGTAGTTGTGTTTGCTCTTTACCTTCCATCGTGCCACTCTCCCTTAATTTCAGTGATTTTATTTCTGCCTGCTTTGAAGTATGGATTGATAGAGTGTATATCAAACTCTTTACCAGCCCATACAATTTTATTTGTCGTGTCAATGTCTGTCCTATGTCTGATCAAGAACCTGTACAACTGTGAGGGTGCGTTCTGGTCACTGGAATAGTTCTCCTTTCCTGATAGTGGTATAGCATCAGCCCAAACAGTAGCCAAATCAGACCACTGCTCTGTTACCTCTCCATTGGGTTGCTTCGTGGTACTAAGTACCTTAATGGTGATTCTCTCTGTAAGTTGAGCTACTATATCCATTAGTGAAACCTGTTAAACTTTAATCCTGATAACAGAGCTTGAACCTCAGGTAATCTCAGAGGATTAATGTTCTCTCCTTCTTCTGTGGTAATCTCTCTCTTGTGGAAGAACATGCAGAGTATTTTCACCGCTGTCTGTATCCTCTTAGGTACTGCACTATCATCTACCCCAAAGCCTACTGTGAACTCTATCCTCACTGGGTAGTCATTATCACTATAGACGTTTGGTAAGTCATTGGTGAACTGGACCCTCACTGGTGTTTCTTGCTCATACACTGTGTACTTCGCCGAATCCAACGTCTGCTCAACACCACTCTCATCATCATACTTGACCGCTAATGAGGACGATTTAAACGGCTTTTTAGGTATCCTCACATTCTCAAAGTGACCCAAGTGTAGTCTATAAACTGTATCCACAAGCACATATCCTGTGTGCTCTTCAATAGCTGTCTCCGAAGCTGATATCAGTGCTTTTATGAGGTTGTCTTCTACGTTCCTGTCTTCTCTTAAAAATTCCTTAGCGTCTGGTAGAGTGACAGAAGGTGTGGTGGCATCAGTTACCACTTCCAATGGGTACTGC